GGCCTTCTTCACCGGCGACGGCTCGGGAAAGCCTCTTGGTATCCTCGCCGGAGTCGGCGGTGCGCAGCTTGGCGTGACCACAGCCGCCGCTACAGCCATCACGCTTGACGAAGTCCTCGACCTGTTCTACAGCCTGAAAGCGCCTTACCGCAACAAAGCGGTGTTCGTCATGAACGACTCCACCATCAAGGCGATCCGCAAACTCAAGGACTCCACCGGCCAGTATCTCTGGCAACCGTCCATTAAGGAGGCGACGCCCGATACCATCCTCAATCGCCCTCTGTATACCTCGGCGTATGTTCCCACCATCGCGGCAGGAGTTAAGAGCGTGGTATTTGGTGACTTTGGTTACTACTGGGTAGCCGACCGCCAGGGGCGCGTATTCAAGCGGCTGAACGAACTCTACGCCGCCACCGGACAGGTGGGTTTTATCGCCACCCAACGCGTGGATGGCAAGCTGATCCTGCCGGAAGCTGTCAAGGTGCTCCAGCAGAAAGCTTCCTGATGAGGTGAACCGGCATGGCGTTAATTGACAATCTACTCCCCAAGGTCAAGGCAAACCTGATTCTGGAGCACGACGCGGACGACGAACTCTTGAAGGGAATCATCCGCGCCGCTGTCTCCTACGCCGAAAGCTACCAACACATTGTTGCGGACTTCTACGAAGAGAATGCCATGCCGCCCACCACCGAGCAAGCCATCGTCATGCTGTCGTCCCACTTGTACGAAAGTCGGGACGGCAGCACCGGCGGTTTCTTTGCCGACAATGTGCAGGCCGGGCAGCAGGTGTGGAACACGGTCAACCCGCTGCTGCGGCTCGACCGAAATTGGAAGGTGTAGTATGAGCTATGGAAAGATGAACACTTTCATCGATATCATCACTACGGAACCGGTAAAGGACAGTGAGGGTTTCGTGAGCACGGGTGACACCGTGCTCGCCAGCGTCCGCGCCTATAAAGAAGACCGGCATGGCAACGAGACATGGGCAAACCGGACGGCATTCTCCAACGCTTCATCGCTGTTCCGGTTCCGCGCGATTCCCGGCCTTGCCATCACCACGTCGCTTTTGATTGTCTGCGCCGGCAGCCGTTATCGGATTCTGAGCGTGGAGGACGTTCGCGGGCGCGGGATGCACATCGAGGCTTTGGCCGAAAAGCTGGAGCCAACTGTGAGGTAAAGCATGGCGAAGGCGAATATCAAGCTTCCGGAGGAGTTTCTTCTCCGGCTATCCCGTCTGGAGGAGCGCACCGACACGATCATCCCCAAGGTGCTGGAAGCTGGCAGCGCGGTGGTGCTGGCGAAAGTCAGGGGCAACTTGGCCGCTGTCATCGGGAGGGGCACCAAGTACAAATCCAAATCCACGGGTAAGCTCGCCTCTGCCCTGGGCATAAGTTCCGCGAAGCTGGACAAGAACGGCAATTACAACGTGAAAATCGGTTTCGCCGAACCCCGCACCGGCGGCGGCAGCAACGCCAAGCTCGCCAACGTCCTCGAGTATGGAAAGCACGGCCAGCCACCCAAGCCTTTTCTCAAACCCGCAATCGCCTCGACCCGCAGCGCCTGCGTGGAGGCCATGAAGGTAAAGTTCGAGGAGGAGGTTGACGGGATATGAGTCTTTTATCAGATCTGAACGACTTACTGGGTACGCTGGGCGTCTCCTCCGAGACGGGCGTGTTCTCCGGTCAGGCGCCCGAAGAGTACGTCGTTGTTACCCCGCTGGCGGATGTCTTCGCGGTTCATGCCGATAACCGCCCGCACGCTGAGGTGCAGGAGGTGCGGCTTTCGCTCTTCTCTAAGGGCAACTACCGGCAGCGTAAAGGGCAGATCGTCCGTATGTTGCTGGATTCCGGCTTCACCATCACTGACCGGCGTTACATCGGCCACGAAGACGATACCGGCTACCACCACTACGCCATCGACGTGGCCAGCGTGACGCCGGATCTGTATTCGCCTGACGGCGAGATTCCATAACGAACTGAGGAGGGATATCTATGGCGACGATAGGCCTGGATAAACTGTATTACGCAAAAATCACCGAGAGCGAGGATGGCGAGGAGACTTATGGTCTTCCGACGCTGCTGGCCAAGGCCATGAAGGCCGATCTTTCCATCGAGCTGGCAGAGGCGGTGCTCTACGCCGACGACGGCGCGGCCGAGGTGATCAAGGACTTCAAGTCCGGCAAGCTGTCCCTGGGCGTGGACGACATCGGTGTGACTGCAGCGCGGGATCTGACCGGCGCGGTCACCGATGACAACGGCGTGCTGGTTTCGGCCAGCGAGAACGTGGGTGCGCCCGTGGCAGTAGGCTTCCGCGCCATGAAGCCGGACGGCAAGTATCGGTATTTCTGGCTGTATAAGGTCAAGTTCGGCATTCCCGCCACCAACCTGCAGACCAAGGGCGACTCAATTACGTTCCAAACGCCCACCATCGAGGGCACAGTCATGCGGCGCAACAAACTGGACGGCATGGGCAAACACCCGTGGAAGACAGAGGTCACCGAGGGCGGCGCGGGCGTGTCCACCGCCACGATCACAGGATGGTTTACCCAGGTCTACGAGCCTGTCTACACCACCCAGAGCGGCGAATAAGGCGAAAGGAGGTGTGGCCCGTGGATAATGAACGGAGCGCCACCATCAACATCGGCGGCAAGGAATATGAACTCATTCTGACCACAAAGGCGACCAAAGCCATCGCCAGCCGGTACGGCGGGCTGGAAAACCTCGGCGAAAAGCTGATGAAGGCCGAGAACTTCGAAATGGCGTTGGAGGAGATCGTGTGGCTGATCGCGTTGCTGGCGAATCAGTCCATCTTGATCTACAACCTCCAGCACAGGGATGCACCAAAGGAACTGCTGACCGACGACGAAGTGGAACTGTTGACCACACCGTTGGAACTGGCGAATTACAAGGCCGCCATCACTGAGGCAATGTTCAAGGGCACCAAACGCAACGTGGAAAGCGAGGAGGAAAACACCTCAAAAAACGGGGAGGCCGGATAAACGACGGAGAGTTGTATACCCGGCTTTTGTATTATGGCACGGTTCAGATGGGCATGAGCGTGGAGGAGTTCTGGCTCATGCCCATCGGTCTGTTTCTTGATCTCTGGGCCTGCCATAAGCAGTGGCACGGCATTGAGAAACCAAAAAAATCTCTGACCATAGACGACATTATCCCGGCAGGTATCTGATTCTTTGGGAGGGCGGCCCGCCGGGATAATAGATTAATACACAAAATAATGATATACTTGATGCCATTCGGTGTAAACAAACAATAAGTTGCAAATAACGGAAGGATGATGTGTATGACAATTTATACTACTAACGAATGGAAGGGTTATGGTAAGCAGAATTGTTACTGGAATGAGTATAGACTTGAAGGAAACGAAGTTGTTAAGTACAAGTGTCACAGGCAGAAGTTCTTTGACGGTGATGAAAACAATTGGGACAAAGATGAGCACATTGAGGAATCTTGGGCAATCGATGACCCTAACATGCCAGACTGGCTGAAACAGTATATATAAGGTATAAGGCATGTGATAATACCACGACATGAATTCGTGGGATTGACACAAAGTAAATAACAACACAACTCATCAGGGGCAACCGAAAGGCTGCTCCTTTTTCATGCCCAAAAGGAGGTGAAACGGCATGGCCGACAACTTCGGCTTGAAGATCGGCGTCGAGGGCGAGAAACAGTTCAAACAGGCTCTTGCGGAAATCAACCAGAGTTTCAAAGTTCTCGGCTCGGAAATGCAACTGGTCACCTCCCAGTTTGACAAGAACGATAAATCCGTTGGCGCCCTCTCTGCCCGAAACGTCGTCCTGAACAAAGAGATCGAGGCCCAAAAAGAAAAGATCGCCACCCTCAAGGCCGCGCTGGACAACGCGGCCTCTTCTTTTGGGGAGAACGACCGGCGCACCCAGAACTGGCAGATCCAGCTGAACAAAGCGCAGGCTGAGCTCAACGGTATGGAACGCGAGCTTGAGGATTCTACAGCCGATGCGGATAACCTCGGCAACGAACTCAAGGGTACCGCCGATGAAGCGGAGAAGTCCGGATCTAAGTTCGAGAATCTCGGTGGCATCCTTAAGGGCATTGGCGCGGCGATGGGCGCTGTCGTGGTTGCCGCCGGGGCCGCAGCCATCAAACTTGGCAAGGAGGTTGTGCAACAGTTCGGCGAATTGGAGCAGAACCTCGGCGGTTCCGAAGCGGTCTTTGGCAAATACGCCGCGTCCATTCAGAAGACGGGCGAGGAAGCGTACAAGAACCTCGGCGTATCGCAGAGTGAATACCTCGCCACTGCGAACAAGATGGGCGCGTTGTTCCAAGGCTCCGGCGTCGAACAACAAAAGAGCCTTGAGCTAACCGAAAAGGCCATGCAGCGGGCGGCAGATATGGCGTCCGTCATGGGCATCGACATGCAGACAGCGCTGGACTCTGTTGCTGGCGCGGCCAAGGGCAACTTCACGATGATGGACAACCTCGGCGTTGCGATGAACGCCACCGCCATCGAGGCCTACGCGCTCTCCAAGGGCCTGGACTTTACCTGGGCGTCCGCCACGCAAGCGGAAAAGGCCGAAGTCGCCATGCAGATGTTCTTCGAGAACACGGAACAATACGCGGGCAACTTTGCCCGCGAGTCCACACAGACAATTTCTGGCTCCGTTGGGCTGTTGCAAGCCGCGCTCGGGTCGTTTACCGCCGGGCTGGGCAATGCCGACGCGGATATGACGAACTTGACACAGAACCTCGTTGACGCCTTCCAGGCGGTAGTCGCCAACGTCGTGCCGGTACTCGAGAATATCGTGAATGCGCTGCCAGCTGCGACTGGAGCGATCCTATCGGCGATCGGCGACTTGCTTCCTCTACTGTTGAAAACCGTCGTGGAACTGTTTGGTCAGATATTGGAAACCATTTTGAGTCTTCTGCCAGAACTGATCCCCGCTGCAGTAGATGCAGTCATGACCATTGTGGACGCGCTCATCGACAACCTTCCGCTGCTGATTGGTGCAGCAGTACAGCTGGTGACCGCACTGGTGGAAGGCATCGGATCCGCGCTGCCGCAGCTCATTCCAGCGTCGGTGTCGGCTATCATACGAATAGTACAAGGATTACTGGAAAACCTGCCGCTCATACTGGACGCCGCGCTGCAGATCATTCTCGGTCTGGTGGATGGCCTGCTGACCGCCCTGCCGCAGCTCGTCGCAGCGCTGCCAACCATCATTGTGGCGATTGTGGATTTCATTATCGGGGCCATTCCTCAGCTCATTGACGCGGGCATCAAGCTGCTGACCGCGCTGGTCACCGCGCTGCCCACCATCATCACCGCCGTGGTGGCGGCGATCCCGAAGATCATAGACGGCGTGATTACTGCCGTCATAAGTGCCATTCCACTTATTATCGACGCGGGTATTCGGCTGCTGGTATCGCTGATCCAGGCGCTGCCGCAGATCATCGTCACCATCGTCAAGGCCATTCCCCAGATCGTGGACGGACTGATAGACGCCATCATCGGGAATATCGACAAAATCATTCTCGCCGGTTTCCAACTGTTTGTAGCCCTGATCGAGAACCTCCCTGCCATCATCGTGGAGATTGTGAAGGCGATCCCCCAAATCGTCACAGCCGTCGTGGATGCCTTCGGGAGCTATTACAACAATCTGGCAGATGCAGGTACCAACCTCATCAAAGGGTTGTGGAAAGGTATTTCCGACGCGTCAGACTGGATCTGGAACAAGATCAAGGGCTTCTGCGGAGACATTGTCGACCAGATCAAAGGCTTCTTCGGCATACACTCACCCTCTACGTTGTTTGCCGGCCTTGGACGCAATATGGGCGAAGGCATCGGCGTGGGCTTCGGCGATGCCATGGACTCCGTCGCCAGGGACATGCGAAACGCCATCCCCACCGACCTTGGGCTGGATGCCGGTATCAATATAGGCGTCGCAGGCGGGCGTGGTGCTTTGCTTAGTGCGGGTGGTACGACCATTAACCAGAACATTTCAGTGGTCACGCCGAAAGCGTTGTCAGAAAAGGAGTTGGCACGGGAGTTTAAGAACCTGTCGCGCAAGCTGGCGCTGGAATATTAGGAGGGATTATGGAGCTGACATACATGAACGCCGCCGGTGAACGGGTCACGTTCCGCCAGAGGAGGCCATTTTTCCTGACAAAGGTGGATGGTACGGGCACAACCCACCAGACCGTCAACACTTTCCAGGCGCCGGAGCAGGACGGCGCCTTTTACATCTCCTCCACGCTTGGTATGCGTAACATCACGCTAGAGGGCACCGTCATGGCCAATACCGTGGATGAGGCCTACGAGCAACGCAAGCATTTCCTTCGCATCTTCACGCCCAAGCTGCAGGGCACTTTGTTCATGCACAACTGGCGGATCAATTGTGTGGTGGAGGAGGCTGGATTTTCCCCATCCTCTCGCGAGCGGCTGCCAAACTTCTTTGTTAGCCTGCTTTGCCCGTCGCCCTTCTTCGAGGCATTGGAAGAGGTGCGTGAGGAATTGGCCATGTGGACGTCGCTGTTCCACTTCGAGTTGGAAATTCCCGAAAGCGGCATCGAGTTCGGCGTGCGCCAGCCCAGCCAGATCATCACCGTAGATAATACCGGCGACGTTCCCTGCGGGTGTCAGATCGTCTTTAAGGCACTGGGGACGGTCACAAATCCCGAGCTCATGAATGTGGACACCGGCGAGTATGTCCGGCTGAATACAACGATGGACGGTGGCGAGGAACTACGCGTCTACACACATTTTGCGGGTAAGCGGGTGGTACGCGTCACCGGCCAGACCGAGAGTAACGCCTTTTCCCTGCTGGATACCGGCTCCACCTTCCTGCAACTGGATGCCGGTCGCAATACGTTGCGCTACAGCGCGGCGGTCAATATGGACTTGCTGGAGGTCAGCATCTATTATCGGCCGCGTTTTCTAGGGGTGTAAGCATGGAACTATATATATTCGACCAAACCCGGAGCTTGGCTGGCATCGTAGAATCCTTCGAGTATCTGCGCTGGACGCGCCGATACTCTGTTTGTGGTGCGTTTGAATTGAAGGCTGTCGCCACACCGGAGAACACCGCGCTATTGCAGCTCGGCAACTACCTCTGGAAGAGCGACGATGAGGAGGCCGGCATTATTGAGCACCTGGAAATGTCGCAGACTGATAGAGAGATCATCACCGTCAGCGGGCGCTTCGCCACCAGCCTGCTCGCCCGCCGTATCGTATGGGGGACGGAAACTCTGAATGGCAGCCTATCCGCGTGCGTGCAGACGCTGTTGAATCATCATCTTATCAGTCCTACCGATATGGATCGGAGAATCGGGTTTGTCTTCTGCTCTCCCGGCGCGGTATCCGTTCCGGTCAGCACTCAGATTTCTTACAAGAATCTGCTGGACGTCGTGACAGCGCTCTGCGACGCGGCGGACACAGGCGTAAAAACAGTGTTCAATC